TTATGCGCTCCATGAGGATTCTCCCTATACCCTGTCCTTTATTCGCTCCTATGAGGCGAATACGCATGTCCCCCTTTTGGTTCCGGTGATTCTTGTTGACTAGGGCGAATCCGACCAACTTCCCATTTGTATTCATCACCATATAGTGTCTATTACTGAATTTATAAGCTTCTCTGAACCAATTGCGATCTATGGTCCCCCGGACGAGTCCACGGGCGTTGTGTCGTAGGCTCTTGTTCAGGAGTTTATTTGGACCCAAGACGGCGACGTTGTTCATTTACAATTGAACAACAAAATATCAACGCCCTGGTTATATATTGAACTTCTTTTCGCGGGTGAGTAGCCGCGTCGTCCGAATCTTCGCCGTCTTGAGCCTATCGCACTCCTCCGCCGCCTCCTCCATCTCGAGCTCGATGCGGTACGGAGCCATAATCTGGCGAAGCTCGTCAGCTCGCGTCTTGGCCGTCCGCGCTTTGGGAGGGTGTGCGGCGTACTCTTTCCACGTCTCCTTTGCCCACTTGTACTTGGTGAGGTGGCGCTCAGTCTCACTCTTGAGTCGCACGATATCAGCCTCGAGCTCAGCCATCTTCGCCTCGTGCATACGAATCTTTCTCTCGTCGCTCAGATGGTCGTATTGACCCAGAGCATGGACCATGTGCTCCTCGCACGCCTCCTTCAGCCCCGCAGCAGTTCCTGGACACTCGTCTCGGACCATGTCGAGCTCTCGGTTCGCATCATTTTGGAAGTACTCGAGGACAGCCTGACGCGCGCTCGGCCACTCTGGGTAGTCTTCATAGTCCGCTGCGTGTGAGCGCCAATTGCACCCGTCTGCACAGTACACGTAACCGTTTTGGTCAAGACCGAAGCAAACACCCCAGCCCATTTGATACACAAGAGTCTGACGGCTTTAACGGCGCATAATATTCTGAGCACGATTCATCAGGTTCGCCGCCTCCTTGCCCACGTTGCCCGTGCCAGCCACCTTGGCAAAGTTCCTGCCCATTTTGTTGAACAGCTCCATAATCTCGCCACGCGTCATGGAGATTGATCGAAAATTCACACCCGCATTGAGGGTGTTCTTGAGGGCGCGCATCTCAGCCAAGTTGTTCTTCATATCGGAAAGAGGAGACATTTATAATATCTAGATATTATTTATATGAGGCACGTCACTCTCAAACAGTCTTGGCCAGAGAGGTACTTTAGCGGTCTGAGTCGCTCCATGAAGCTCGTGCGCGAAAAGGAGCTGCTGAAAAGGCGCACGACACCCTACAGCAAGTTGACCATGGGCAAGTCGGACAAGGGTGGGACGAAGCGCAAGTCAAAATGGACTCTTTTATTTCACAAGACCTATCCAGATCTCAAGTTTAACAAGGATGCTATTGCTCGGCGAACGGGGATTAGCCGTTCGACGCTCAACACAGTCTACAACAGAGGCTTGAAGGCGTGGAAGACGGGCGGGAGTCGCGTTGGAGCCACTCCACAGCAGTGGGCAGTGGCTCGTACATATAAATACGTGCTCGTCACCAAGCGCAAGGCGCCGAGGGAATGGTACGCGACGCGCGCCGACCCGGACCAGGACCTCAGGCGTAAGCGCGCGCCTTTTTAACCGTGCTCGCAGTGCGGACAGGCGAGGGGGACCGTCCACGCTTCACACGAAAAGTGTTCACCGGGACGAATCGGAGCGCATTGAGTTCGGCGTGCATGGCGGACGTCCGCGCCTTGTGAGGGCCCTTCATAAAGCGCCGCACTGCGTTCTGTACACGGGCGTTCACGCGCTGACGGGCGTTTGCGAGAGCCTGATTCACAGCCTGGTTTCCGTGGCGCGCCTTGAGGACGTTGATGTTGTTGTTGATGTTCATGATGCGCTGCTGCCCTGCGTTATTTCGCGCGTTGAGCTGACGACGGACGATGGCGAGTGCATTCGAGTAAAGAGTCATCTATTACATGTCAATATATTTTAGAGCCCCTCTTGTGTTCTTCGCTGCCAAGAGTTCCATGAGGTGCGAAACTCGCTCCCTGAACCTCTTTGCTCCGACAGACTTGAGGTAGTTGACCCAGTACGACTCGGCCCATGCAACGTGCGTGTTGTAAGCGACGTTGTTAAACCTGAGGTCGTTTGCAATACGGATAGCCTTGCGGGCGTTGAGCAGGTACTCGCGCTGAATCTGGGAGCTCATTTTTGATTTTATGAGCAGTGTGGTGGTCAAAGTACTGGTGAACACACATCACGAATCCTCTTTGCGTCCTATGAAATATTGGTCGAAAGCGTCGACGAGTCGAAGACCCGTGCGAGTCAGAATCAGACGCTTATCACCCTTGATTGTAATGTCTCGGAGCGGATCGAAATCATTCTTTATAAGAATTTCCCAACGTTCACGATATTTGCGGTTTTCAAATGAACCGTGCCAAAAGTGGAGAATTGTGCCGGGGACCCATGAGACTGTGAGTCCTTCACACCTTTTTTGAAATTTTTCCAAAAGAATTTTATAATTTTTATTAATATTTCCAGGGGCGCTCTGAAGCGCACGACCAGCCAGAGCCATGGCCATGTGACGGTCACCAGACCCGAGAATCGCCCAGTCTATGAGCCCGCCCATTCTCACGAATGTTCGGCGCGTACACGCCCATGCGTACCCGGGGTGCCAAAATCCATACTTGTCGTTGGCGACCCATGGCGTCCCTGAACCTTTGAACATGAATGCAAAACTTTTATCAATTTTCATAGCTTCACAATTTGGTCCGAGATTCACAGCCGTCTGGAAAAGTTGAACAACGTCAGCCGTCTGAAGACTTTCGATTGTATCGTCGACCCAGTGTGCGTTGAGAAACGCAACGTCTGCATCTATCCACGCCATGTATTCCCAGTCTCGTGGGAGTTTACTCTCGGCTAGATTTACGAGATTTTCCTTGAGCCATATGCGGCTCTCGTTTGGAAACTTGTGATGCGCCCAGACGTTCAGGCACGGGAGGGGACACGGACCCTCCGCCTCGCTCACCACAATCCTGACCCCCTTGACGGGTCCGAGCCATTTTACAAACTTTATAAAAAGTTCGCGCCTCCTTTTGAATCCACAAAAGTTGAAATAGGGGATGATGACGTAGAGCACGGGACGACGCTGGAAGCACGTCATCTACTCTGAGCTTCCAAAATAAAGGAAGGACCCCCTATAATGATACAATGGCACTCAATGTCACCAAATTGGTCCCCACTGCGATTCTCCCAGTGCGCTCAGCGCCCGGTGCAGTTGGTTATGACCTGTTCAGTATTGATAACTACGTTGTGCTTCCAGGCCGTCGCGTCGTCGTGTCAACTGGACTCGCAATCGCTGTCCCATCAGGAACTTATGGACGTATTGCGCCTCGCAGTGGATTGGCAGTAAAGCACGGTCTGGACACACTGGCTGGAGTCATTGACCCTGATTATACCGGTGAGGTCAAGGTGGTCCTTCAGAACCTGGACGTCAATCAACCGTTTGTGATTCGTCCGGGATATCGCATCGCTCAGCTCATTCTTGAGCAGTGCGTGACGCCCGACGTCGTCGAGGTGTAATCTTTTTCAAAGCATACAGTAATGGCTGGAGGTATATTCCCCGGAGCTCCTTTCAAGTTTAACATCAAGTGCGTGATTTTTTCCGCAACCCTTGCGAGCGGCTATTGGTTTCTCCCACCCAAAAACTTGTGGGTGCTCTTCTTCCTGCTTTGGTTCCCGTACATAGCCATGGCTTGGTACGACTATATGTATGAGTGTCAGACCAAGCTCGGGCCGACCATCATCCCGTTCGGTCGCTACATATGGCTGCCCTTTAAGCCCCCTGCTTACCAGGCGGACTTTAACAAAATGTCCGAGAGTCAGATTGGCCTCATGAGTCGTGTGGATCACATCGTTGGCTGGACCATTCTCATCGCCGCCTTTGGCATTTACCTCAAGGGTTAAAGTTCAAGGGTGCTTATAAACTAAATGAAGTTTCAGGCGGTCGCATGGGAAGGCCATGACACTGAAGATGGTAAGTTTATCGTACGAGCCTACGGTCGGTCGTCCGATGGGCGGTCGGTCGCCGCTTCGACATATTTCGAGCCTTATTTTTTCGCTCGAGTGAGTCATCGAGTCCCGGATGTTCGTGGAGCCAAGATTGGATACGTCATGGCAAAGGACCTTTGGGGATTCCAGAATGGCCAGAGTTCACGATTTGTAAAGATGACGTTCAAGACGCACAAAGCCCTCCGTGGTGCGGCATGGGTTCTCGAACGGGATCACTGGCGCCTATACGAGTCAAACATCGACCCAGTCCTGCGATTCATGCACGTCACTGGATGTACGAGCACAGGATGGATAGAGGTTGATGAAGGTCAAGAGGATGTGGATACGCGCTGTGACGTCAACCTCCACGTCGACACGTTCGTGCCCGTCAAGGACTGTGACGAGATTGCACCCTTGCGTATCATGTCGTTCGATATAGAGTGTTATTCGACGACTGGGGCGTTTCCGAACCCTCAAAATCTCGGTGATGTTGTGTTTCAGATTGGTATGACGATTCGCAACTTTGGGACGGATGACCCTCTCGTGCGCAAGTGTCTATGCCTCAAGCAGACGGACGGGCCAGACTGTGAGAGCTTCTCTTCGGAGCGCGAGCTGCTCGAACGCTTTGGAGAGTATCTGGCCGAACAAGACCCTGACATTCTCACCGGCTGGAACATCTTTGGGTTTGACCTCGAGTACATGTACAAGCGTGCGATGCGTAACGGCGTCGAACCCTTGTGGGGTCGACGGAGCGACGTCCCTTCTGAACTCGTCGTGAAGAACCTCTCGAGCAGCGCCCTCGGGAACAACGAGCTCAAGATGGTTCCCATGATTGGGCGATACGTCTTTGACCTGTTTCAGGACATTAAGCGCGAGCACAAGCTCGAGTCCTACTCGCTCAACAACGTCTCGAAGCACTTTCTTAATGACCAGAAGAATGACATGCCAGTCAAGGAGATTTTCAAGCGATTTGCAGAGGGAAATCCAGACCGACTCGGTGAGGTTGCCGAGTACTGTATCAAGGATACCGAGTTGCCTCATGCCATCATGACCAAGGTGTGTCAGATTCAGAACCTCGTGGAAATGGCCAAGGCGTGTTGGGTTCCCTTGGCCTTTCTGAGCGAGCGTGGTCAGCAAATCAAGGTTTTCAGCCAGATGGCGTACAGGGCGCGACAGCTCGGGTTTCTCATCCCGACCTTCAGGCGCGGAGCGGCGGGACCTGACGAAGGGTACGAGGGTGCGACCGTCCTCGAGGCTCAGACGGGCGCGTACTACTCTCCAATCACTGCGCTCGACTTTGCGTCACTGTACCCAAGCATCATGTGCGCTCACAATCTGTGCTATTCGACGCTCGTCATGGATGCACGCTATGACAACTTGCCCGGCGTCACGTACGAGCAGTTCGGCCCGCACAAGTTTGCACAGTCCGGATCTGATGGGAACCCCATCGTCTCGCTCCTGCCCACCATCCTCACGGACCTCAAGGCGTTTCGTAAAAAGGCGAAAAAGCTGATGGCGGCTGCAGAGGGGACGCCCATGGAGGCTGTCTACAACGGTCAGCAACTCGCCTACAAGATTAGCATGAACAGCATCTACGGGTTCACGGGCGCGTCCAAGGGTATGCTCCCTCTTGTCGCGATCGCGTCAACCGTGACGATGCGTGGACGTCAGATGATTGAGGAGACGAAGAATTACGTCGAGTCCAACTTTCCGGGAGCCAAGGTGAGGTATGGTGACACGGACTCTGTCATGGTTGAGTTTGACGTCCAAGGCCGCAAGGGTCAAGAGGCGATAGATTACAGTTGGGTGCAGGGACAGCTGGCGGCTGAGCAGTGCACAAAGCTCTTCAAGGCGCCAAACGACCTCGAGCTTGAGAAGGTTTACATGCCGTACATTCTGTACTCGAAGAAGCGCTACGCGGCAAAGATGTACGAAAAGGGGAGGGACGGGAACGTGACGTTCAAGAAGATTGACATCAAGGGTCTTCAGGTTGTCCGACGTGACAGCTGTCCGTACGTCCGTGAGACGCTCAAAAAGTTGCTCGGAATGATTCTCGAGTCGGACGACCCGCGCCCCGTCATAGAAGAGGCGCGCAAGGCGTCGAAAGACTTGGTGTCTGGTCTCATCCCTACCGAGAAGCTTCTCATGTCCAAGCAGCTCTCGTCGGCTTACAAGGTGCCCATGCCGCACGTGGCTGTTCGTGACAAGATGCGCTTGAGAGCCCCTGGGTCAGAGCCGCAGCAGGGGGACCGCGTGCCGTTTGTGGTTATCGAGGGACCTCGGAACGCCAAGTTGTTTGAAAAGGCTGAAGATCCCGTGTGGGTCAGTGAACACCCCGAGATTCACATCGATTATCAGTACTATTTCACAAATCAGTTGAAAAAGCCCGTGTGCGACTTGCTCGAACCTTTGGTCGGTCCGAGACCCGAGGCGACCATCTTTGCAGCGGCAACGGCAGGGTCAAAGACGGGAAAGTACGATACAAAGATGCGTACGCTCGATAGTTATTTTAAGAAGCCGACCTAGAAGAGAGTAAGTAGAATGGAGTCTCAGATTATGAGCATCATCGAGAACGAGGTGAATCGTCGCGTCTCTGACCGTCTGAGTAACGTCGTACAACACGTGTCTCGAACGTACCGTCTTCCGTACGACAAGCTCATGAAGGACGTTGCCAGTCTTGAAGATACGAGGACCGACCAGTGTCTCGGGCTCGTGCAGTCGGGCAAGAGGTGCACGAGGCACGCGCGCATCGATGGGTACTGCAAGGGTCACGTGCACCAAAAGCCGTTGATAGTCATGCGCCCGCTCGAACCTGACGAGGTTGGCCCCGTACACACGCATACGCTCCCTCCGATGTTCCTCGCAGGATGTCCAGCGTGTGAAAGGTTCAAGTCAGTTAAAAATTTAGGACTCTTTTGATTTAATGAGTACGAGGTCGGACCTCCTCCTCGAGTCGCTCACGAGGTTCTATGAGGACCCGAGCAACTCGAAGAATCTTCACGACATTCTCACGACCAAGAGTCAAGGTATTTCTTTGCGTAATCTGGAGTGGTTCGTCACCAACTACGCAAAGAATCGACACGTCACGTACAAGACTGATGGGGGTCGCCCCTTTACAGTCCACGTGGCGTACAAGTCCAGTCTCGACGGATACTCGAAGAAACTCTTCGACCCTTTTTGTCGTACTGAACGCATTCAATTTCAGGGCTTGACCACGACGTGTGCTCAGCTCAATTTCATAAAGTGGTGTCTGACGAATGGAATCATAGACTACATGACAAAGGAGGGACCGTTTACAGGTAAGCAAGACGGGCAAAACCCCCCTGGAATTCAAGAACCGAGTACCCATAGTAGAACAGGTACAGCGAGTACTGCGTGATGGTTGCGGCGAGCTCTGGCAAAAACTTGAGTGTAATATTAGACGTTTGAGAATTCAATTTAGAAAAATCAATGTACCCCCCTTGGTTGTATTCAGTCACATTCAGACCGAATGAATACAAGTAAATATTCTTTTGTGGAACGGACAGTCCGTGATCCATGGGCTGTTTAAACGAGCAATAAAGACCGTTGGCGAACGTATCGAGAATATCGACGTTGTTCATGGTAATCTTCACAGACTGGATAGAGTCGATAAATTGGGTCGAGCCGGATGGAAAGGTCAGAGGCACGGCGGTCGTAATGAACTGCGACGCGTATCCGTACAAGTATCGAACGTCGTAAAAGTTTGAGTTTTGAACACCTTCGTAATTTTTGTTTCGAATAAACCATGCAAGGAGTTGGACCGGGAAGTTGGCCGTCAGTGACGCCGTCACAGTCCCTTGCTTGTACTCTGCCGTGGACTCCTTCTTGATTGTCGGAACGATGTATCGCAGGGGTTGGCTACGATAGTAGATTCTCTCCGCGTCCGAGAGTCGCACCGTCTCTATGATGAGCAAAGGGTTGATGAGGTCCACAGTTCCTGACCAGTTTGTAAACCAATTTTGAGGACGGAAAGTAAAACGAATGTAAATCTTCTGGGCCCACATGGCACAGACTGGAAAGTAGGGACGACGCAGGCGCTCGCGCCCCTTGTTCTGCGCACTGTGCCTTCTGCAGAAGAAAAACTCCAAAGGAATCAGGAGATTCAGAGGCGTCGTGGGGCTCAGGTTCTGGTTCGCCTGTCCGCCATTCACGAGGTTGAACATGCCCACCTGTTCGTCATAGTCAAGGAAGGTTTGGTCTCGAATGACGAGCCAGTCGTCGTAGATGGTTTCCACAACCGTCTCGTTGACGATAAACTCCACCTTTTCTATGAGCGCCCGGCCAATCTGATTCGTGTAGAAATTCCCAGATGGTAGGGCGGGCAGGGTCACCTGCAAGTGCATGTTTGCAAACAAGTCTCCAATCTCCGTAGGTCGGAGTTCAACCACGCCCCGACCAGGCTCAATCTGACGAATGAATGACGTTCCCGGAACTGGCACACGTTGATGATACACGACTGCTGACGTGTACTGTTCATATTCAGGACTCCACTGGGACCCCTTGAATTCAGAAGTTGTCGAAATGTATTGTTCTTGAGGACCGATGGCGTCGAGAGAGAGGACACCGCCCGCACTGAACCCGAGTCTTTTCTTTTCATTAAAGTTTAGGTCTGGTAGATTTTGATGACCGGGTGGCGAGTCGTCGAGCGCTCGGATATCCACGGGGAACCGAGGAAACGTATCATCTTCTATGGGTGGGGCGATGAGAATCTGAGGGATTGTGATGGTGACGGAACGGGCGACGAAACCCGTGGGGACGTCTGGGGGCGTGAGGAGTCCTTGATTGTTGATGACGCTTCCTGAATTTGGAACATTTGGAAGGGCCGACCCGGAAATGACTGGCGCAATCACAAAGGCACCGGCGTAAAACTTGAGCCGCGGATTCGCCCCTTGGTACGGCTGAGCCGACGTCACGACAAAGTCCCCCTGGATGCCCGGGAGGTTCTTCACGAGCCATCCCCTGCGAATCTTGGGAGGCAGGGGGACGCTTGAAAAGAAGAAGAGTTTTCCAGACGATGCAAAGTAGGTTCCAGACAGGGTGAACTGGTCTGGAATCTGGAAAAAGGGTGGGTCGCTCAGAGTCGCCGCAGAGACGGGTGTGATTCCCTGTATCGACTGCTCCTTGTCAACCTGAAAGTCAAAACTTCCGTTAAAGGCGCCATACTCGGGGTAGACGCCCTGAAACAGGTTGAGCGCCGTGATTCGCGTCGTTCCCGATATGCCCGGCAGGTTCAAAACCGTCTTGCCCACCTGAAGACTCGGTGGAATTGACGACTGGACGTAAAACGTCAACGTCATGGAATCCTTTCCAGCGTAAAATCCGCTGACTGATGCTGCCATCAGGTCCCTACATTAGGAGTTTATAAAAATCGTGCGCATATTTATGAACTGCGAGCTTCTTGCAGCGTGTGTTCTGTATGGTGCCATTCTCTTCAGAGCGTCGTCTGGGTTTTCTGAAAGGAAATACATTCGCAAGGGGTACGTGGGTCAGGACCTCTCTGAGCAAAAGGCTGTATCTGGGATATTCACGGCAGTTCCCGCCACGTCTGGACCCTTGTACAGTTCCAGGGCGAGTTCAGGGATGCTCAGCGTCGTGCCAGCCACGTCATACTCGGCGACTCACTCTTCTCTGATTCTAGACGAATCGCCAACTGAAGACGTGAATGTGACTCCCGCACCCATGCCGTCTGCGCCAATCGTTGCCGACACGTCACGGACGAAGAAGAAGGGGTTTGTCGCCGGTGTTTCCGACCCCACAGCGGCGGCGAAAATCGTCGCCCTGAATGCAGACTGGTACTATACATGGGGTGCGACGCCGCCCACACCCTCACCGGCAGGTCTCCCGTTCACTCCAATGTTTTGGAATTTGGTCAAGACGAAAAATCCAATGGGCATCATTGAATCTTTCGACATTGTAAATACACAGTACAACTGGGACAGCAACGTTCTTGCGTATAACGAACCCGACGGAGTGAACGCCAGTGCACAGGGGAACATGACGGTCCGCGACGCCGTCAACTTTTGGCCAAACATCGCAGGGACGGGTCGCCGTCTCGGGAGCCCCGTCATGTACGGGAGTCTTCTCGAACCTGGGAAGAGTCCAAACAACACCCCTTCACCCATGGACATCACAGGACCAGTCGTTGTAGACATTGGCGCCTCGAGCCCCGTGACGCTCGACCCGAGCATATGGCTCGACAACTTTCTGATTCAAATTAATCAGTTGACTCCTCGACCAAAGAATCCAGACTTTATCGCGGTCCATTGGTACGGCCCGCCCAACCCATCTTCATTCTTGAATTATCTTCAAGGAATTTACAACAAGTACAAGTTGCCCATATGGGTCACGGAGTACTCGTGTGCAGACTGGAAGGCGACGTGCTGCGGTGGGAACCCTCCAGGAACTCTTCACACGAATGTTTCCGGGATATCATGGGCCGCGCTGACCGACCCGGCAGAGTACGCCACCAACTCGACTGCGAATTTCATGTATCAGACTGTGATGGGCATGGAGGCTATGCCATTTGTTGAAAAGTATTCATGGAAAGAACGGTTCAAGCTCGTGCCATTCACAAACCCGACGGGAATAACAGGAGACTCGGTCGAGGGTCCGTCAAATCCCGACTTTATGAACCAGTCTGCACTCTTCGAGTCGTACGTCCACTTCCCAACCTCTCTCCCCCCGTTGACACCGCTCGGGACTTTGTACGCGTCCCTCTAAAGAATAAAACCCCTATTATGGTATGATGTCAGACCCCATCCTCACAGAGACTACAGACCGCTTCACCGTCTTCCCGATCAAGTATCCCGAACTTTGGGCCTTGTACAAGAAGGCGGTTGGTTCATTTTGGACGGCAGAGGAGATTGACCTCGGCGCAGATGTCGCCGATTGGGCACGCCTCTCGGAACCAGAAAAACATTTTATTAAAATGATTCTTGCATTTTTTGCAGCAAGTGATGGCATCGTCATGGAGAATATAAACTTAAACTTTGGTTCTGAAGTTCAGATTGCCGAGGCTCGTTCGTTCTACGCATATCAGACGTTCAACGAGGCTATCCACGGTGAGACGTACTCTCTCATGATTGACAAGTTGGTCGAGGACAAGGCGGAGAAGGACCGGCTGTTCCGAGCGGTCGAGACGTCCCCTGCAGTCAAGGACAAGGCGGACTGGGCCCTGACGTGGATGGGGTCCGATGCACCCTTTGCGAGTCGCCTGGTTGCGTTCATGTGCGTCGAGGGCATCTTCTTTTCCGGAAGTTTCTGCGCCATCTTTTGGCTGAAGAAGCGTGGGATACTTCCTGGCTTGTGCTTCAGCAACGAGCTCATCAGCAGGGACGAGGGGTCGCATCTCGAGTTTGCAGTGGCGCTGTACAAGCACCTACAGGACAAGTGCCCGAGTGCTGATATTCACAAAATTGTCCAGACGGCGGTCGAGACGGAGGAGAGCTTCATTACGGAGGCGCTTCCATGCAGACTGATAGGCATGGATGCCGAACAAATGAAACAATACATTCGCTATGTTGGTGACCGGCTCATGAAGCAGCTCGGCGAGACGCCCATCTGGGGCGCTGAGAATCCCTTTGCCTGGATGGAAACCATCTCACTGGAGGGAAAGACCAACTTTTTTGAGAAGCGCGTGGGTGACTATTCAAAGCGAATGGTCACGGAAGGCGATGGCGTGCGGTTTGATGAGGAGTTTTAGTATCCGTACGCGTACTTTGACACGCCCGCGGTGCCTGGGGCGCTCGGGGGCAACACGGCACTTGGCGAAAGGGTGGCGGTTGCGGCGGGGTTGGGCATCTGAGCACGGAGCATCTTCGCCTTGTCGGCGGCGATGCGGGCCTCGGCGTCAGCCTTGTCAGCCTCGGCCATGAGGTCCGCGTAGCCCTCGCCGTCCTCCTCGTACTCGTCCTCCTCGTACTCTTCCTCGTCCGCGTAGCTGGAGCGGCGCATCAGAGCACGGGGCA